TCGCCTACTCAGAAAAGCGTGAAGCTGAAAAAAAGAAAGGTAAGAAGTAATGTTTAATTTCTCACACACCGAGCATGAAATGCGTGACATCATCCAAGCCCTTGAAGCTCGGATTGTGTCTTTGCAGCAGCACCTGCAAAAACTGTTAGGTGAAGCCAATGCTCAAGCCGTGGCTTTGACAGCCCCTAAAGCTGAAGAACCACAAGAAACTAAACCTGAGTAAATTATTCGGGAACTGTTAAGCCAGCATTTGAGGATGGTGACGCATAGGTTTTTCTGGCTTTCCACTATGCCTTGTTGAAGCCCAAATCAAAGTTCCCCTCTAAATTAACTGTTTAAGTAAAATATCAACAAGAAAAGGAACGCCTATGCCTACACTTGCTGATATTTATAGTTACTTAGATAGTCAAAAACGCCGTTTGAACGATACATTGGCTAACCCTGGGGCAAGTCTCCAGCAAATGCTTGGCATGGCTAACGATCAGGCTCGGAACTTTAACCAAGCCCAACAAGCAGCGGCTGATGAATTCATTAAAACAAAACAACTAAACGGCCCTGCCACGCAAGATGTAGATCGCATGATGGCACAGTCATTAGCTCCTACTGGGATGACTGTATATCATGGGTCGCCATACAAATTTAGTGCTTTTGACCCCAAGAAGATTGGAACTGGTGAAGGGGCACAAGCATTTGGTCATGGATTGTATGTAGCTGAAAATCCAGCTATTGCAAAACAATACCAAAAAAATGTCAAAGACATGGATTCCATTCAAGCCTATAACAAAAGGCTAAAAGAATTGAGTCAGATCATGGATAGTGATTCAGTCTATCCAGGAGCTTACAGAAAGTTCAAGTCAGAAAAAGGCCAAAATGCTGCTGATGAGTACGATCATGTAATGGAAATGAGAAATCAGAAATCTGTTGACCCTGGCAATTTATACAAGATTGACCTGCCAGACGAACACATTGATAAAATGTTGGATTGGGATAAGCCTTTGAGCCAACAGCCAGAAAATGTTAAGTCTGGATTAAAAAACATTGCAGACAAATTTCCCTCTATACCAGATTTTGATTTAAAAAAATGGATGGATGCCGACCCATTAGCTTCAACATGGCACAATGTATTAAATAGAGACTTAGGAGTAAGTCAACCTGATATTGCTTCAACATTGTCAAATCAAGGCATATCTGGAATTAAATACTTTGACCAAGGAAGCCGAGACTCAGCAAGTGGAACACGCAACTTTGTGATCTTTCCTGGTAATGAAGACATTTTGAAGATACAAGATATAAACGGTAAATCAATCAATGACTGAAGTAAAACGACCTGTTGGTAGACCCAGCACTTATGACCCTGCTTACTGTGAGCAAGTCATTGAGTTGGGTAAGCTCGGCAAGTCGGTAGAGCAAATTTCAGCAACATTAGGGTTTTCCCTGCGTGTCTTATACGATTGGAGAGATAAGCACGAGGAATTTCTGCACGCCATGGAATATGCGAAGGAATTAGAGCAAGCGTGGTGGGAAGATCAAGCTCATGCTTACATGGTAGAAACCAAAGAAGGCCCGAAACTGAACGCTTCTTTGTGGTCACGTTCTATGGCTGCACGATTCCCTAAGAAGTATCGTGAGCAGACTAAGACTGAAATTACTGGTGCTGATGGTGCACCGCTGTTAGCTGGTATTCAAGTTACTTTTGTGAAGCCTGATGACGCCGACAATTCAGAACGCTGAATTCCCTGTCAAGCTCTCATTCCTGTTTGAGCCTTGCCGTTATAAGGTTGCCTACGGTGGTCGAGGCGGTGCGAAATCATGGGGTATTGCCAGGGCATTGCTGATTCTTGGTGCTAAAAGCCAATTGCGTATCCTGTGCGCCCGTGAGTTCATGACCTCTATGAAAGATTCGGTGCATAAGCTGCTGAGTGACCAAATAGAGGCGCTAGGGCTGCTTGGTTTCTATGAGATAACCCAAAGTAGCATCCGAGGCAAAAACGGCTCTGAATTCGCTTTTGTGGGCCTTAAGAACAATGTAGCCAACGTGAAGTCTTACGAAGGTGTTGACATTTGTTGGGTGGAAGAAGCCCAGACTGTCAGCCGATTAAGCTGGAACACGTTGATACCTACTATTCGTAAGGAAAAGTCAGAAATCTGGATTAGCTTTAACCCTGAGTTGGAGTCAGATGAAACTTACCAGCGGTTTGTGCTGAACCCGCCGGCTAATAGCAAGGTCGTTAAGATCAACTGGTCAGACAACCCTTGGTTTCCCGAAACGCTGAAGCTGGAGAAGGATTCTCTAAAAGCAAGGGATATTGAGGCGTATAACACGGTCTGGGAAGGTTTATGCCGCCAAACTGTTGACGGTGCTATCTTTGCCCGTGAGATGCAAATGGCTGACTTGGAAGGCCGAATAACGAAAGTAGGATATGACCCAAATAAACCTGTTCATGCTGTCTTTGATTTGGGTTGGTCTGACGCTACTGCTATTTGGTTTGTGCAGTTTATTGGCATGGAGACTCGGCTTATCAGATATGTGGAAGATAGCCAAAAGACTATTTCTGATTACCTGGCAAAGATGCAAACCTTTGGTTATGTCTATGACACCCTTTGGTTGCCGCATGACGCAGAAAACAAAACCTTAGCCGCCAATGGTCGGTCAATCGAACAGATCGTTAAGGCTGCTGGGTATAAAACCAAGATTATTCCGAAAACGCCGATAGTTGACAGTATTAACGCAGCCCGTACACTATTTAGAAACTGCTGGTTTGATAGGGAAAATTGCTACGATGGGCTACAATGCTTACGGCATTACCGCTACGAAGTTGACCCAGATACCAAAGCATTTAGCAAAACGCCTGTTCACGACCAATACAGCCACGGGGCTGATGCGTTTCGAATGCTTGGTTTAATGGTGAATGAACCTCGGCAGCGCAAACCAGTTAGAACGCAGCCACAGGGCTACGGTCAACCTTTAGGATGGATGAACTAATGGCACAAGATATTCCTTACGGCGGTCAAGAACCCGAAATCATTACTGAGGCTAAACAGTTCCTCAAGTGGTGCAATGACTCTGACACCATGAACCGCCAGGAAGCCTTGGAAGACCTAAAGTTTGTTTCCGGCGGTGACCAATGGCCCGTAGACTTACAAAACTCCCGCAATCTTGAATCCCGCCCTGTTCTTACCATCAATAAACTGGATGGTTATTGCCGCCAAGTCACTAATCAGCAGCGCCAACAGCGCCCACGAACCAAAGTTCACGCTTGCAACTCTGAAGCAGACTTTAAGACCGCACAAGTTGTAGAAGGCATCATTCGCCACATTGAAACGCAATCCAATGCTGACAATGCTTACGACACCGCTTTTGACCACGCTGTTCGCATGGGTTGGGGTTTCTGGCGTCTGATTACCAAATACTGCAAAGATGATAGCTTTGACCAAGAAATCTACATCGATGCTATCCCTAACCCGTTTACGGTCTACTTTGACCCCAACTCTGAGCGCATAGATGGGTCTGACGCTGAAAAAGTGCTGATTACCAGCATGATGAGCAAAGAGAAATTTCGAGATATGTATCCTGATTTAGACGATGGCTCCAGCTTTACGCAACGTGGCACAGGCGACACGCAGTCTGAATGGATTACCAAAGAGGATATTCGCATTGCTGAGTATTTCTACGTTGAGCGCAAGCCAGCTACTCTTTATTTGTTGAGCGATGGGTCGAGCCGCTTTGATGATGGCGATAACTTCTTTGAGCGCATCGAGGCTTCTGGCTTGGAAGTGATTAAAGAGCGCAAAACCATCAAAAAGCAGATCAAGTGGAAGAAAATCACCGCTTACGACATCATTGAAGAACGTGACATCCCAGGCGATTACATCCCTGTCGTTCCTGTTTATGGTCGCCACGTTGTTATTGGTGATAAGCGCAAGAAGTTCGGCATGGTGCGCCATGCTAAAGATGCACAGCGTATGTATAACTTCTGGCAGACTACCCTTACCGAATCGGTGGCGCTGGCTCCAAAGGCAAAATGGCTGCTTGCTGAAGGCCAAGATGAAGGCCACGAAAGCGAATGGGCAGCGGCTAACATTAAGTCGTTCCCGCTGTTGCGATACAAGCAGACCGACATTGATGGCAATCCAGCGCCAGCACCGCAGCGCCTCCAGCCTGAGCCGCCTCCAACTGGCGTAATGACCGCTTTGGGCGCTATCAATCAAGATATTACGACCCTGATGGGAATCTTTGACCCTTCACAGCAGCTTCCTGGCAATATGTCCGGCAAAGCTCTGAACGGTCAGCAGCAACAAGTCGATCTGTCTAACTTTGACTTTTACGACAACCTTACAAAGTCAATTGCCCACACCGCCAAGATTATTTTGGGCATGATTCCTAGCATTTACGACACGCACCGTGTCATGCGAATCATTGGGGATGATGGCAAGCCTGATTTGGTCGCTATTAACCAGCCCACAAGCGATGAAGCTGGCGTTTACCGTGTGCTGCACGATATGTCGGTTGGTCAATATGACGTGGTTATGGATACTGGCCCAGGCTACAACTCCAAACGTCAAGAAGCAGTTGATGCCATGATGCCGCTGATTGGTGGTAATGAGCAATTGTTCCAGACCATTGGTGATTTGGTGTTCCGAAACATGGACTTCCCTGGCGCTGACATTATTGCTGATCGCTTGGCTGCTAATAACCCGCTGGCGCATATTGATGACAAATCTGACGTGCCGCCACAGGTTCAAATGCAATTGGCGGCTTCACAGCAGCAAGTTCAGCAGCTTACTCAGCAGTTGCAAGCCATGCAATTGATGGTTAAACAGCGTCAAGATATTGAGCAAGTTAAGCAAGATAATGAAACTAAGCGTGAACTGCTGAAACAGACCGCCAAAGCTCACGATATTGAAATGCGTGATGCTGAACGCCGCCACGATGTGCAAATGCGGACTGATACGCAAGCGCACGACACTATCATTAAGACACAAACGCAGCTTCAAATTGAAGAAATGCGTGCACAGTTAGCTTTGATGCTGGCTGATATAGATAAACGATCTGAGCGTGAGGCATTATCCAACGCCACAGACAGAGCTATTTAGTGTATATTTACACAAACCTTACCAGTTAGGTTAACTGGGTTAATTCTTAGGGAAACCTATGTCAAGTGAGAAAGAAGCTGGCAATTTATTGACTAGCGAGAACGCAGCCGACTTTTATAGTCAAAAACTTGGTTTAGCTGTGGAAGCACCTGTCGAGGCGGTTGAGCAAACTCCCGAGCCGACAGAGGAAGCGCCGCAGAGTGAGCCAGAGGCTATTGAGGAAGCAACGCAGCCGGAGGAAAGGAAACAAAATCCTAAACTCGAAAAGCGGTTTTCAGAGATTACCAAGCAACGTGAAGCGGCACGCCAAGAGGCGCAACGTGAACGTGAAGCTCGGGAAGCCTTGGAAGCTAGGCTAAGGGATTTGGAAGCCAAGGTAGCGCCTCAAGCGCCAGCTAAGGTGGATGAAGAACCGAAGCCTGACCAGTTTACTGATGCTTTTGAATATGCAAAGGCATTGGCAGAATGGAGCGCAGAGCAAGCCTTGTTGAATCGTGACAAGCAAGAAGCAGAGCGTAAGGCTAATGAGGAACGCCAAAAGCTGATTCAAAGCTGGCAGACCAAGTTAGAGCAAGCTAAAGCCACATTGCCTGATTATGAGGAAATGATCGCTTCTAGTGATGTTGTTGTAAACGATGACATTAGGGATGCAATTTTGGA